ACGTTACTAGCACCAAACATTCTTTTAAACAAAGGTGGGTTTTCAGCTTGCTTATGCGAAAAGTCTAAGTCTGACATTGCGCCAGCCCATTGTGAAAGTGTTCCTGCCATATCTGACAGTTCTTTTCCTGTGCTTATTGCTGATTTAATGCCGCGGTATGCAGCTGATGCCAAGCCAATGGCAGTTACCGGATCTATCATCGCCTTATACTACCTTGTATTTTTCCCCTTCCAAGTCGCAAAGAAATGATATAAAATAATATGAGTCAAAACTATTTATATATACTTTTGTATCTAATAGCCTATTTAATTAAGGATTTGTTATGAGCTTTTGTAGTGCACCTTTTACACAACTGTCTATCGATCCCAGAGGTGTACTATTGCCATGCTGCCGATATCCAAAACCATTATCGGATATGAAAGATGAGCGAATTGATGAAGGCTGGAATAATGAAAAATTCCAAGATCTTCGTCAAAGGTTTTTAGATGGTGAAAAACCTAAAGAATGTAATGATTGCTGGAAGGCCGAAGAATCAGGTATTGAAAGTCTTAGGCAGGTAATAAATCGTTGGACCGATGATAAGTTACTGCCCGAAAAATTTAAGTCCGCCGTTTTAGATACTCCGCCTGTATTTTGGGAATTTAAAACTACAAATGTGTGCAACCTTAAATGCCGTATGTGTGGATCATTCAATTCTAGTCAAATTGCAAAAGAAACCGAAACGCCTGACGTGAGAGCACATTATCTAGCTCATAAAATACTCGGCACACATCACGAGCCAATCATACGCGATTGGCTGAAGCAAGCTGATTATATCCTATTTGCAGGTGGCGAACCATTTGTAAATCAGGAAATTAAAAAGATTATGGATTACATAGACGAAGAAGGTCTTAATGACATAAGAACTTTAATGGTCACAAACGGAACTCACTGGAATACTAAGTTTGTTTCCCAGCTAAAAAAACTGAAGTCGCTTGACATTAGAATAAGTTTGGATGATATCTATGAAAGAAATAACTATCAACGTGAAGGCTCAGACTTCGACGTTATAGAAAAAAACTTTATAAATTTTATAAACAATTTTCCGGATAAAGTAATGTTTAATTGTACTATGAATTGGTACAATATATACTATATAGATGAGTTTTTAGAATATGCTGATGATTTTAGCACACCAGTTTCAATTCAATATGTTGAACAACCAGTGAATCTAAATATCACTAATTTGCCTATTGAAGTAAAAGCAATTGTAAACAAGAAGTTTAAAGATAATAAAGACGAACGAATTCAGTTGATACTTAATAGAATGAACTTAGAAGGCGTTAATAAGATCGAACACTTTCGAGCACATATAAAATACTATGATGAACTGAGAGACAATAATTTTGCAAAAGCTTTTCCTGAATGGAGTGAGATATTAGATAATGTACGGTGAATTTTCCCCATGTAATGCTCCATTTAATAATATGTATTTTAACACCCAAGGTGAAGTTGCTCCGTGTTGGAAGCTTCCTGGATTTGGTGACAAGTGGTCTAAGGATCGATCTGTAAATGATATATGGAATGGTGAGCATTTTCAAAAGTATCGTGATGCACTATTACAAAACAAATTCTTAGATAGATGTAAAGAGTGCAAGCACGAAATGGATAATGACGTATGGCCTCTTGCAAAGGCATATGGTGAATTACCTGTGAATAAGAATGGTTATCCAAGCATGATTGAGCTTGAGGTAAGCAACCAGTGTAATCTCGAATGTATAATGTGTTCACCGCTATTAAGTAATGGCCTTGCAAAGAAAGCCGGTATGGGCGATCATCGTGGAATGCTAGAACCGTATGATGATTCATTTAGAGAGCAATTAAAGGAATACTATCCGCATCTTAAAGAGCTTCGATTTAATGGCGGAGAACCATTTGCTCAAAAACTAGTATTAGAAATGTGCGAAGACATAGCAGAAATTAATCCTGGTCTTCCTATTAGTATTGCTACAAATGGTACTGTAATGAATAAGCGAGTACGTCATCTATTAGATATCTGTAACATCCAAATCAATATTAGTATTGACAGTTTAATTCCTGAGGCATATTCAAAAATTCGTATTAACGGCGATCTTAGTAAAGTTATGGAAAACTTAGAAATCTTTAAGGATCACTGTAAGAAGAAGGATGTACAAATATCGGTTATGGTAAATCCTATGCGTAATAACTGGGAAGAGATGCCATCGTTCTTAGACTTTTGTCATAAGCATGATGTAAAGCTTTGGTTTAATACCGTGCTTTATCCGAGGCACCTATCGATATGGAACCTTCCTACGGATGAGCTTAAGGTCATTTATGATAAGTTATCTACTATGACTGCTCGGCGAAAAAGGCTCAATGAATATAATAAACTCCGACATTTAGTAGAAGATCAAATTGCAAATTGGTTAATGGATTCTTATACAGAATCAAAACCAGACGATTTACATCCATGACCCGTAAAAATATTTTGATAGTATCGGTACCAAGAACTGCATCTACATATTATCAAAGGGCTATGGCTCAAGAACACAATCTTATTGATGCCGGTGAAAAGCTTGAAACTATTAACTCAATTTATAGAAGCGATATAAACCCTTATATCGCTAAAGTGATGTTTTTAAAATTGGGGCGCTATATCGTACACTACCAGGATATTATTAAAGAGTGTGAAATACATGTACTAGCCCCAAGAGAAGATATGGTTGATCACATAATGTCAAATCTTCTAATGCAATATAAACAACAGACTGATGGCTATGGCGAATATTGGTCAGTATCATATGATAGAGATAAAAATAAAGTGTTAAACAATCTTGGCGATATAAAGGTACCGTATGAATATGTGACGGATGTTTCTGCTTACCATCTAATGCAAGCTCGCACTTTAGGAAAAATGACGCAATATGATAAGAAGATTACTTTTGAAGAAGTTATCGGACTACAACTACATACCTACCCAAATCATAAAGTATTTGAATCGCGCGAAGACAAGATGAGGTATTTTGAAGAGCCTGAAAAAACATTAGAGTATCTGGAGGCGTTAACATCATGTCATTTGCTGATTTAGTAAATAAGCAAGTTAGAATTGCGCTAGACCTTTCTACATATTGTAATGCAGCTTGCCCACAATGTCACCGTACTGATCCTAACGGGCTTGGTAAGATGCCATGGCTTCCACTTATAAAATGGTCGTTAGAAGACTTTACACGAAAGTTTCCGCCAGGATCAATAGACTTTGTTTCACAGTTTGAAATTTGTGGAACTTGGGGTGATCCTATTATGAGTAAAGATGTTGGCAAAATATGTAAATATATTATCGATAACTCGGATGCTCAAATACATTTGAATACAAACGGCGGGATGCGAACAGAAACTTGGTGGGAAGATCTTGGAAACTATTGTAAAGAGCGCCTGACGGTATATTTTGATATTGATGGTGTTGATAACGAAATGCATCAGAAGTACAGGAAAGGTGTAGATTTAAACATAACGCTTAACAACATGGAAGCACTTTCTATTACACGTGCTCATACAAAAGCGTTTATAATTCTATTCAAACACAATCAAGATTATGTCTATGATATAAGAAAAATGTGTAGAATGTACGGTGCCCAAGAAGTCTATATTATTAAGTCTGATAGATTTTTGATCAATGATAGGTTTGAGTTTATTAATGAGTTTGGTGAAAAAGAAGTTCTTGAAGAAATAACTAAAGACTTAAATCACATAATTCAAAATCCTTGGATCGATAATGCTTCAAAGAATATGATGGCAACACATAATAAAACTGACAAAAGCAAGTATGCTAAAGATTGGACAATCCATGGACACAGATCTCACAGAGAATAAACCATGCATTACGTGCAAGTGGTTAAATGAAGAAAAAATACTCGTAAACCCAGATGGTCAGGTACTACCGTGTTGCTATTTAGGTAATACCAATTTCTTAAACCTATCAGATCCATCAAACAGGTCTGGCTGGGATAAGGATGGGTCTGTATTAAATAAGTATAAAAAGAATAGGCATAAGTATAATTTGAATGGCCACACCCTTGAAGAAATATTGACTTCTGATTGGTTTAACGTAGATCTTCCTGAATCATGGGAAAGCTATGAAACTCTTCCATCTGCATGCAGGACCTTTTGTGATGAACCAGACACTACTCCACTTTCTTGAAAGATCTAATCCGCACGTAAACTTTTCTCGTACTATCAACATGGATATATCTAATAAATGTACGTTAGAATGCCCATGTTGCAGACGCTTACAGCATATGAAAAAATATGGTAAAGTTTTAGGTGAGACGCTTTCTATAAAAGACTTTGAAAAGTATCTTAAGTATTTTGACCATTTTGATTTTAGTGGACAAGTTTCAGACCCGTCTATGCATCCAGATTTTAAAGGCATATTGCATAAGGTTATAGAGTATGGTAAAAGTGCCTCAGTACACACAGCAGCATCACATAAGCCAGTAAAGTGGTACAAAGAAATATATGAAGAATGTACTAATGAAAATATTTCGTGGTTTTTTGGAATAGACGGACTACCAGAAGATTCACACAAATATCGTGTAAGGCAAGACGGCAAAAAGCTTTTTGATATGATGAAGATGTCTACAGAATACATGGATCCTAATAATATCATATGGAAATACATTGTATTCAAATACAACCAACATGATATTGAAACTTGTAAAAAAATGGCACGTGATATCGGCGTCATATTTAATGTCGTGTATTCAAACCGATTTCCGTCCGAAGAATTCAGGCCAGACACAGAATTCCAATCTACGATACCAATGTTAAATAAAGTATATTATCCTGACGGAAGTGAAGAAATATGGTAAATGAATTTGAACCTATGTGTCTCGTTAAAAAATCCTTGCTTATGAAAAAAGAAGGATTTGCTCATACTGCTACCGGATATTTAATACCGTGTTGTCACATTGACTACGAGCACAAACCACCAGATCCGCTATATAGTGCATTATTGAACGAAGAGCTTAAACTTTCAAATAATGAGTCTATCGAAGATATTCTATTAACAGATGAATGGTTAGCCTTTTCTGATGCTGTAGTAAAAGGAGCAAACGAAGGTCTTGAATATGCACCGCTGGCATGTAGAAAAATATGCGGGCCAGATAGACCAATTGAACAGATTGGCAGAACTGATGGCACTGTAAAAGAAAAAGTGAAAAAAAGTGAAAAAATAGCAAATTAACTGTTTACATATGATTCCAGATGTATTATTCTAATTACAGAAACAGTGATTAGGAGAAAACAAGATGATCAAGATTCACCAAATTCAATTGACAGAAGCTCAAGTAGACCTTATCAACGCAGAAGGTCACGATGCAGTTCCTGCTCAGTCAGCTAAATTGGCCGTATCATTCTTTGGTCCATCTAAGTTTAAAACCGAAAACTTTGCTTTCTACTCAGAAGCATTCCAAGTTCACACAGATGATAAAAATCTTGCATTTGAATATACTAATCTTTGGAACAATCAGTATTTTGTAGAAGTGATTGGTGATCGTAATCATTCAACATCAGTTGGTGATATCCTTGAAATGGATAACGGCGAATTCTTCATGGTGTGTAACTTTGGTTTTGAAAAAATCGAGGTGGCGGCATGAGCCTACAACAAGATTTAACTAATTTTTACAAATATAAGAGTGGCCAAGCTGCGGCCACCGAAGAAATGAAACATCCGGACTTCGACTTATTCGCCGCGATTAAATCTTTTGAGGATGATCCTGCAGACAGTTCTTTTCAGCATGGCTTTCTTAATGCATTGCGCAGAGGAGGTATGTGATGTTTTATCAGCAGCTGATTATGAAAATTTTAGAATGTGATGAGGCTTATGCCAAAATCATATTTGATAAAATGTGTTTTTTGGATATGAGTGAAATGAGTGGTGCACAATTTACCGCTGAAGTACAATGGACAGATTTATGTTTAACTGAGGAGAGTGCGTAATGGTTGGTTTAATCAGAGATATTGAAACACTTCGGAGTGTTATTATTGGAATTAGTGAAGGCGCTTCAGATGAGAAGCGTAGTGCAATGACTATGTTAACGGACTTATTGGCACGTAAGGAGCTAGCATTCAAAACTTTTGAGGATGAAAATGAACCTCTAGAAATGGATGTGGTCGATTAATGTTCACAAACGAAATTGATTGGGATGAAAGTATTACTACTGTCTTATGTGAAGCCGATGCTTACGAAGACGTGCAAATGTTCATCGACGAAAATGAAGTATACATAAGACAGTGGAATGTATCACGGGACGAGCACGACTTGATTGTCATGTCTCCTATGATGTTCGCTGAACTATTACTAGCACTCAAACAGCCGGAAGGCAGTTTCCATACAAGGAATAAAGAATGACTAATGAGCATATGCAAGTTCAGATTATGAACATTATCGATAAATTAAAAATCATCGAGACAAAATTGTCTAAGGTTGAAGCACGCGTTTTAACACACCATGATGATATTCGTAGTATTCGTAAGCATACTGATGCAATTAAATCCACACTCGGAGGAATAAATTAATGATGACTGATGAACAAATGAAAGATCGTTTGGCTTTAATCAGAAAAGTCGGTAATCGTCGTAATAAAATGGCAAATCTTAAAGCTAAATCTAAGGCTCTATTAAATTCTGATATGTTGCCAAAAAAGAGTAAGCTTGTTCATGGCATTTTCATTCCGACTGATGACATGACTAATATCAATACATACACCGATGCACCGAAATATGCAAAGATGTATTATGGCGAAACTGCACATGAAACAACGAAATTTGATAATGATTGGAATTGATATGAAATATGAAAGAGAATGGCTTGTAAATACTTTGCTAGAAAATGAGAGCAAAGTAACATTCACTAAAAAAGACGGTACATCTCGTGTGATGTACTGCACGCTGCATCCATCTTTCTTACCGCCGGCTAAAAAGGACGATGCGTTAAGTCAGAAAAAAGTTCGTGCATTGAATGAAGAAGTTGTTGTAGTATATGATACAGAATCTGAAGGTTGGAGATCCTTCAGAGTTGATAGTGTGCTCGATTTTGAAAGTCTATAAATAGGTATTTAGTATCCATCCACCCTCAAAGGAACTCTTTAATTATACCACCATTTCTAATATCTGTACACAGTAAAAGGTTGACTTATGAATTTTTATATCGAACCATTTTGGGTAGCGTTTGCCTGCGTCGGGCTTAGTGCTTTGACCGGATATCTAATTGCTCGTACAAATCACGATGCAGATAATGAAAGAGCTATTGAGGACACTATCACATACCTTTGTAAAGAAGGCTATATAAAGCATAGGCATTTATCTGACGGTGAAATCGAAATCATTCCTCTGGAAGCAGAACTATAAAATAAGTGTGTACAACCTATTAATAATGTTGTAGAATGTATTATAGCAACGTTTTGGAGGATACCATGGTTAAGAGAGATACTATAAAAATCAAGCCTAAGAAGCCACGCAAGCCTATGTCAGAGGAACAGCGCAAGCAGGTTGCTGAGCGTTTTGCCAAAGCTCGGGCCGAAAAGCTACTAAAAAATCCACCATCATATTCATACATTGCCGATAACATATTGGCATTACCTGAAGATGATGTGTTCTCTCTTAAAAATATCAGACGGTGGCAGGCAACACAGAAAGAGATCTTGAAAGAAGATAGATCTCTCCTCCGTAAAGAACCTAATACAAAGGGCCTTTATGGAAAGGTATCTGCTACTGCCGGATACATTGCAAACCTAGATAGGTTCTTACGTACCGGAGATTACTGTGATGACTTCTATGGTGAACATAGGGAACACGCAGTAAAGTGGAGATGTGTACATCCGGCATACGACAAAGAAGGTAATATTAAACGAACACATGGCGTATTTTATTCAGACCTTGGATTTACCTGGAATGATATGGCGGAAAACGAGGTTGAATGATAGAAACACAATTTTTAACAAAATCAAAATTCTCTGTTCTTATTGAGAATGCCGTAATTAAACAAAAAATGTCATACATCGATGCGGTGTGTGACATTTGCGAAAAGCATAATATCGATACTCAGGATGTGCGCAAGTTTATATCTGCGCCTATCAAAGATAAGATTGAAGCCGAAGCAATGAAACTAAATTACTTACCACGCGGTAATGAATTAACATTTGAGTGAACAATGAAACCACTTCAGAATATAAATTTTGTACTGTCTAATAGATGCAATGCTACTTGTGTGTGGTGCCCGGCAAGTCGTGGCACTAAAAGTAATTTTGATATGGACAAAGAGTTAGTATTTAAAATTATAGACGAAGCGGCTCACCCTGATTTTCCGTATGAATTGCAGCGTATGCATATGAGTGAAAATGGCGAGGCACTATATCATAGAGACTTTGTTGAGATCCTTCGATATATTAAAAAGAAACTTCCTAATGTGAAGGTTGATATGCTAAGCAACTTTGGACTAATGTCTAAGAAGGTTGCTGAGATACTTGTGAGAGAAAAACTGTTCGATTCTATTCAAGTTAATATTGATGGACACAACGACGAATCTTATAAGGCTGTCAAAGGTATTCCGTTTAAATCTGTAATGAAAAACCTAAAACATTTCTTAGGTTTGCGGATGGAACATTATCCTGATTTAGATTTTGGTATTAACGTAATGCCTGCCTTTGAATATGCTGCCACAATCTTCTCGGTATATGACAAGAACCCAATTCAAATTCCGGCTGGTACAAGTGTACCATTTAGCTCATACAGTTTGGTATGTAAAAGCCTAACAGAAATATTAGGTGAAGATATATTCAACTCACTGAGTGTAGTTAGACATAGTAGTTCAGGTATGTGGGCAGAAAGACCTCGATTTAAATCAGGAGAACTTAAAGCTCACCCAGATTCTAAATGTCCTATGGTTAATGTTATGACAGAAACTATGTATGTAGCACCTAACGGAGATTTCTATGCATGCTGCCTTGATGATAATCAGGACTTGGTTGTAGGAAATCTGAAAGAGCAAACCTTAATAGAAGTTTGGAATTCACCTGAACGCCGAAACTTTATGAACAATATTAAGATGCATAACTATGGTAAGATTGGCTATCCATGTAATACTATTGGCGCCTGTCAAACCATAAATAACGCTGATCCCGATCATTGGAAAAATATCGAAGATCAGTATAGCGATGGAGATTCCGTTGTCTTCGAAGAATAAAGTATAAATAGCGGTGTACTACGACACATGAACGTGGTATAATACAAAAACACATTACAGCAATATTACAGCAAATAAGAGGAACTATCATATGTCTTTTGCAGAACTAAAACGAAATAAAAGCTCAATCTCTAAACTCATCCAAGCAGCCGAAACTGCTGGCGGTGGTGGAGAAAAGAAAAGCTACGGTGATGATCGTATCTGGAAACCAACAGTAGATAAAGCCGGCAACGGTTATGCTGTCCTACGTTTCCTTCCAGCCGGTGAAGGCCAAGAACTTCCTTGGGTTCGGTATTGGGATCACGGTTTTAAAGGCCCAACTGGCCAATGGTACATCGAACGGTCTCTTACATCAATTGGCCAAACAGATCCTGTCGGTGAATTGAATTCCAAGTTATGGAATACAGGTATCGAAGAGGATAAAGGAACTGCACGCCAACAAAAGCGTCGGTTACACTATGTCTCAAATATTCTAATTGTATCAGATCCTGCTAATCCTGAGCGTGAAGGCAAAACCTTCTTGTATCAGTATGGTAAGAAAATCCATGACAAAATCATGGATATGATGCAGCCAGAGTTTGCGGACGAAACTCCTACAAATCCGTTTGATATGTGGGAAGGTGCAGACTTTAAACTTAAGATTCGTAACGTTGAAGGCTATCGTAATTACGATAAGTCTGAGTTTGCTTCTCCTGCAGCTATCTCTAGCGATGAGGATAAGCTTGAAGCTCTATATAATGGTATGTACGATCTAGCAGAGTTTGAAGATCCTAAGAACTATAAAACATATGCTGAGCTTAAAGCCAAGCTTATGAAAGTTCTTGGTGAATCTGCAGATGCCGGTCAGCAGTCATTGGCCCAGGCTGCTCAAATGAATGAGCCAGCGCCTGATCCAATGTTTAATGCTCCGGTAACGGCAGAGTCTATTAGTGAGAAATCAAATGATGATGACACACTATCATACTTTGCCAAGCTTGCTCAAGACGATTAAAATGCCCCTGGCATAAGAGCAAAGGGATCGCCTGCAGAGGCGGTCCCATTTAAGTTTGTGGAGTTAGCACTAGAAGAATTATTGTTTGCAGTATTAGTTGTATTGTTGTTAACAATAACTGACGAAATATTTGCGGCTAGCTGTGCCTGCAATACCTGGACATTTTCTAACTCCCTACGAGTTTCATTATCCAACTGCCTAATTTTCTTTTGGCTAGAGGTATTCCTATTATCAATACGAGTTTGGGCTGCAGCTCTTGTTGTTGCATCACCTACGCCTACATCAATTGCCGGAATAAGATTAAACGCCGGTGTGATAAATGTTTCAGGAATATCAATTTTAGGAAGTTTAAACCTGAAGTTTTTAGAAATCATCAAGTATAGTTCATCACCAAGATTTGATATAAAGTTAGCAGCCTTTTCAAAGCCTGACTTAAATCCGTTAACTAGTCTTTTAACACTGAATGAAATCTGTGCTACTAGAATATCTTTCATTAGGCCAATATTATCACCAAGAGCAGTGACTATATCAGACAGGCTAAATGACAGTCCGCCTAGATTAACCTCACCACTAAACTTACTTGATAACCAATTTTTAACGCCGTTAAATGCCATTACAGCAAGATCACCTATACTGTAGTCTTTCCATTTAGAAAGCTCTTCAGCTTCTTCTTTAAATCCTAATTTTCCGGCTAGCCATGATGTAATGCTTAATATCGCATCCTTGACAAGGTTAGGCACGATTGTCGTCACATTGATTAGTGATGCAATAATGCCTTCCATACCCTTATCAAATACAAATAGCTTCTTGACATACTTCCATGCATCAGATACGGCGAAGCCTACTATCATTCCGATACTATCAGTAAACTTTGTTACACCGTCTACAGACCACTTGAATATACCGGTGAAATAATCAAATACAGGTTTTATAGCATTATCATATATCCACGCACCTATGCTGGCCACGCCATCAAGAAGTGTTGTCCATAATGCCTTTAAAGACTCGACCGGATTTGCAAACACCCCTTTAACCCATGTCACGACACCAGAGATTGCATCTCCTATAAATGTCTGTAGCTTAAATTGTTTACCTTCTTCGTCAGTTGTTTTCCAACCGAACATAGAACCAATCCACTCTATTGCTTTATTGATTGGATAGTAGAATATATCTGTCAGTGTTGTTGCACCTGCAACTAATAGGTTAAGTGAACTAGTCCATAATTGCTTTAATGCTGTTAAAGGATCTGTAAACAGCGTACCGAACCATTCCATGACACTAGTAATCATATCTTTTATTGGTTTAACAAAGTCAATACCTTTTAGCCATTCGGCGCCTTCATCAAAGCCAAGCTTCTTTAGACCCCATGCCATCAGATCCTTTAAAAGGTTTAGCGGAGCACCAATGAAGTCTGAAAGTGCAGTACTAATACCGGCCGTAAACTTTTCGAATATCGTTCCTTCGGTGCCAATAAAATCTGTGACACCTTTGAAGGCTGACACAAGAACACCGATAGGCCAAAGTATTTTACCAAATACTGCTAAAAGTTTTGTTGCGCCACCCTTCATAAAGGTAACTATCTTTGATCCAAAACCACTCGTAAAGAATTCACCAATCGCAGCCCCAACTTTAGTGATAGGACTAAACAGCGATTTCATCTGGATAAGGAATTTGCCTATCCTTGGAGACTTAAATTTACCATCTTCGCCCTGCAAAGCAATAAGCTTTCCATCAATGCCGATACCAAATCCTTTGAGTATGCTTGCTTTGGCATTCTTAAATGCATTAGCTATTTGCCCACCAATAGATGTGATCTGTTTGCCATCTTCACCCTTAGGAAGAACTGCACTCATACTAAAGAATCTTAATACGCGTGCCCGAACATTTAGAAATTTTTGATTAAGGGTTTTAGCCAATGACTCTGGAAACAGATTGCCAAACTTTATATTACTAATACGCTTTATGATAGGAAGTTCCCACCCGCGCATGCCCGCAAATGCAGCAGCTACAGCAGCAAGGCCTGCCGTAAAGCCTGCAAGCATTTTTCCAATGTTAGCAAGTCTACCAAAGAAAGCATTGATATTACCGCTAGCATTGTCAAGGGGTTTAAAGCCGGTCATTTCTTTTTTTACGACCTTAGGGGTTTTAGGACCTTCTAGCTTATCTTCTAGTCTGTCACCAGCACCACGTGCCTGCAATTTAAACTGCTTTGCAAAAGTAGAATTAAGCTTCATAATAGCGTCAGTCGTATTTGACTGCGCCTTATTACCTTTTGCAATTTCGTCTTTTAAGTCAGACAGTGTTATTTTATCAGCCATTATCTTTTACTTTGCTGTTCCTTGGCTCGTTCATTTTCTTCTTTTATATGTTCAATGAGCATTGTTAAATATACCTCCCTTTCCCATGGTATCATCTCTTCTATTTCGGTTAATGAATAATGATGATGTTGCATCAGGGAGAAATTCGTCTTAAAGTATCCGATCAGAGATTCGTGAGAAAGGGCTATTAGAAAAAATCGTTCATACCCTCCAAGGTAATTTTATTTGTGTCACTGCATGATACACATGTAAACTCCACATCGTGTTTTAGTTTAGGCATCAGCTCAACATACTCACGGATCTTATCAAACTGCTCAGATGTGAGTGATTCAATGAAGTCCATGACTTCTTGTTTTGGTTCATCTTTCATACTAATGCGTTCATCACCAGTAAGAACTGAGTCAATACACTTAGCAATCATGTCAAAGGTTTGAGTAACCTGACTTGCTCCATCGGCCATGTCAAGATCGCCTAGATCAGAATATGTTGGCCATTTTAGTTGTACCGAGATTTCATCAGTTAGTTCTATCAGACTAACGACATCCTCAGGCATATTAATTTTAATTGATTCAAGCGGAATCACAACTTCATTGGCGTGATCGCACTCTTTGCATTTGATAGACACCTTAGATGTTTCGCCTACTGACTTAGATCTAATCTGTGTGAACATATATTCAACATCAAACGTCGTAAGCTTTGTGCGCTCAATATCTTCGCTAACACACGCAACAATAGTATCTACGATTGCAGCAAGTGATTGTTTTTGGTCCTGTGACTCCATCGCAAGCATCAGAACCTTCTCTTCTTTTACAAGATAAGGTCTAAAGCGGACAGCTTGTTGTGTCGACGGTATGGTAATATCGTATTTTGGTGTAGAGTTTAATTTAGGTAAAGCCATTTTATACTGATCTCCAGTCCTTATAGGACAATTGTACGTTCAATTCAACGAGCCCACCTTGCTCATTATTCAGTTGAATAGCATTCATGGTGGTAGGGAATGCCTTGTCAAGTACACACGTGTATATACTCTTTGCGTCTTTGAACAAATCAAAGTCTATATCGATGTTTAAACCAAATAGATTGAAGTTAATATCTACCGGTAAGTCGAGCGCTGCACCCTTTTGCAGTTGCTCTATTCGTACTTCAAACCCATACTCATCCGGGTAATTCAGTTCCTTATCTGTTATAATAAGATCTTGCCATTTCTCAAAATATTGACGCAGGCCATAGTCGTTAGTTACATAGAATGTCAGACTCACATCTTCTGATGCATAGCCATAAGCTTGCTTGACTTGCTTCATTCCAATGACACGTTCGTTAGTTAATATCTGTCTGCCCGGAAGTTGTACATCTTTACATAGTAAATTCAATTGACGAGTGGTCACAACACCTGGTAAGGCAGGTAAGTACACACGGAACATATTAGGTACCGCAATACCCTTACTGATAGCACCTTTAAATTCGTCTACTGAAAATGACATTAGATCATACTCCGTGAAGCTTTATAAACATTTGCTTTGCTTGACTTCTGGAAGTCTGCGGTCGGTAAGAACGTAGCAATTTCCCACTCAGGTGCGGGTACATGTGCAAACCTACTTCTTACCTGAGAGCCAAGATAATGTTTTACACATGGTTTATACCATTTAAGCTTCGATGTTTTTTGTAATAGTTCGTATGATACTGCAAACTTAGTTGACTGATCGTACTTCTTGTTGTTTGTTATTCCCATAAGCCCATCTAGCATCCTTGCACGCAGCGGAGGTGGTAGATAATGCAGGTTCAAACCCATAAATCCACCTTTGGCCGGACCAATAACAATAGTCAAAGGAAAGCTATCATAATAAGGCAAAGTAGCTTTATGCTTAGGATCATAAAAGTACATGTACATTTGTCCAACACCATGCCGATTTCTCAGCTTGATCGGATCTTCCATCATCAAATCACTACGTTTAACCTTACCCATAGCTCCGGCTTTTTTCTGGAACCATTTAATTGATTCCTTGGTCCGGGGCGTAATGCCTGCACGAAATGCTTCGATTTCTAATTGATTAAATATATTGCTCATACGGGTATTTATACTTTTTTCTTTGGCTTTTTCTTAGGTTTAGGTAAAGGCTTTAGTTTCTTAAGAGGCTTAGGCATTAGTCCCATTTCCTGTAGCTTCTTCTCTGTCCATATATGAAATTCCCATTTGCGGTCAAGCGCATATTTATTTGCAGCTTCCCACTTGTTCATATTCTTAACATAGGTCATACCTTCTTGCAGGTATCGCTTTGTGCGTCTGTCACCCTTTGGTGGTTGTGTCTCTTTCTCAGGTTTTATTTCTATCAACCAAGTCTTACCGTTCGACCATGTAACCTTTAGGTCCATGAAGTACCTATGATACTTTTTATCTATGTCATAGTAATAAGGAATCACGACCTCTTCACTGGACCAACCCTTTACATCCGGACTTAGATCAGCCCACTTAAAGCAATATTTTTCCCATAAAGATCGATATATTACCTTTGATGGGTCACCTTGATATTTTACGGGGTTCTTAACTGTGTATTTTCCAGAATATGCCATGATTATACTTATAAATAGTTTAAACAAATCTATACAGTATTTATTGGACAATTCAAATGGCTAATCAGGGTTACAGATTCCCACTCAGTGATCAAGACGATTATAAAGCGAAGATTATGTTTCGTGTATTGTCTGAAGATACGAAGACTATTAATTTTCTGAATGCAAATACTCCTACAAGTTCAGGTAATTTCTTTGAAAACTTTGTGAACAACTTTCTGACTATCGTTAATAATAGTGCAAACTATGATGGATCCAAAGGAGGATCTTGTATGTTGTATATGCCATCTGCACTGCAGATGCAAGACGGTGTGTCATTTGACAATGTTGCGCTTGGCGCATCAGGCGTTGCTGCGTTACAAACAGTGAACGATGCACAAAGTACAATGCAGCAGGCAGGCGAGATGCTAAAGGCTACTGCCGGCCTGACAGGTATTAGTGCTATTCTTGATGCAGCAAAGGCTAACAAAGATGTTGGTGGTGTTGTTATGAATAAACTAAGCGGACTAGCGGGTGATAGGGCCGGTGCAATCGCTTCTAACGCAACTCAGACTGCGGTAAATCCTAACACAAGAGCTACATTCAAGACTGTTAACCATAGAGAACATTCATTCCAATTTAAATTCCTACCACGTAATGTGGAAGAAGGACGTGAAATTGAAAACATCGTTAAGTTTTTTCGAACCGAATTGTATCCCGAGTCTATTCAAGTCGGTGATATTTCGGTAGGCTATAAATTTCCTAATAAGTTTGCTATTCAAATGCTATATAATGGTGCACAAATTGGACAGCGATTGCTACCTGCATTCCTAAGATCAGTATCAACAACTTACAATGGTACGTCCCAGAGTTTTTATAAGGATGGCAAATTCAGTGAGATCGATCTGAGTCTTAACTTTATTGAACACGTCACAATGTCTCGCGATGATATTACATATGATCTTGATCCAATTGGCGGCAACTATAAAGAATGGTGGCAGACATTTTTGGATACACAGATAGCTGAAACCAGCCAGTTTCCTAATGCTAATGCGCAGACTGGAGTCCAATAATGTCAACATACTTTAAAAACTTTCCGATTACACCATATTCATTTGGTAATAACCTTGCGAACGTAGGCTTTCCTAATATATCTGCATATGTAGAAGTAATTGATGTAGTAAAGGATACTATAGCTTTTTATCGTAAGTTCTACATCCAAGAAGGTGATCGTCCTGATCAGGTCTCTATGCAACTGTATGACACACCTGATTACTATTATACATTCTTTATGATGAATGATAATATACGTGAACAAGGTTGGCCACTGTCAGAACAGCAACTCAAAGAGAGGGCTACAACAGACTTTCCACACCAAGTATTAACTACCAATGCAATTTTAACAGGCATATTTAAAGTCGGAGCAATGATATCCGGTTCAACCTCTGGTGCTACAGGTAAGATCATTGGACGTAATCTAGATCTAGGTCAGATCATTATTGATAGGACTACGATTGTTGGTACCTTTAGAAAGACCGAAATTATTACATCACAGGTTGGTGATTCTATTCAATCGGTCACACTCACAAACTCTATTGATCAGGGTAATGCGATTAAGCATTATGTAAATGGAGATAAACAGCTAAGTGATATTAATCCTCACTCAGGTGTTATTTCGTCCGAACTTACACCTATAACTAATCTTGAATATTATAGAGAACAGAACAACGGCCTCAAAGAGATAAAGGTTATAAAGCCTGGATCTATTGCCCAGATTGCAAAAGCGTTCCGCGAAGAGTTTAGATAATGTCAGAGTATACCCCAAAAAGCCCACTCGAGTATAAGCTTGAGAAGGTTACGATTACACACGGCAGGAACGAACATGAATTCGATATTACTGCGTCTGTCGTAGAGATCGAGGTATTTGAAAATCTAAACCGTGCGTATCTTACAGGCTCACTTGTATTCTATGATGACGCAAGAATTGTTGAGGCTGTGGACTTTAATGGTACAGAGACTATTACTATTATTGCTGGCCTATATCAAACAGACTACAAGATTAAAAAAGAATTTGCGGTGCGCGAAATAAGTTCAATACATCCTGCATCAGATACCTCAGATGTTGTGACACTTAAGCTTATAGACAAAGACTCATACATCTCATCGATGATTAATGTTAATAAGATGTACGAGGGTAAGCCATCTGAAATTATAGAGCATGTGCTACTTGATAACTTTGGTGCAACCAAAAGATTATATAAGCAAGGCAGTTCAAGTGCAAGTGATGTAGGATCAGATCTGCCTGAGATAGTTGCTGCTGCAAGTAGTTCTTCTGCAGAAATGCAGAACACTATGCGATATCTAGTGCCTAATATGACACCGCTTGAGGTTATTGAAAAAATGAAGATGCGGGCTAGCGGTCTGCAAGGTGCTCCTTATTTTTGTTACTCAAGTCTTAACGATAATGATCTGAGATTCTTTGATCTATATACACTCTTGACAGAACCATCGATGAATGCCGAGAATCCATTTTTATATTCTACTGTATATGCACAACAGAATCCTGGTGCTGGTGATACAGTGTCACTTAATATCATGTCATTTGATATGAAGAACAATGAGAATGCCTTGGCTCTTATTATGAATGGTGATGTAGGTGCACAGTACGAATACCTTGATACCACTACTGCACTAGAACATTCTTTTGCATATGATGTGGGTAAGGTATTTAAGCATGTCTTGCCGGCCGGAGCTAATCCTGTATTTGATATTATGACACAGTTTAATAATAAATCGGCTAACGAATATAGGACAAAGCGAGTGAGTCGTATTGCTACGACATCAACATTTGAACCCGGAATGTCTAATATATATGAAGAAGGCACGACGTCAAGACATTTTTCAAAGGCAATAAGTATATCACTGCGTAATATGTTAGGTAAATCATCTGTAGAAATACATGTTGCAGGTAGACAATTCTTTCCACAAGGCGACCATCGGACTATTGGTCAAATTGTTTCTATTCTTACTATGGCCAATCAACAACCTAAAGGTTCGAATGAAGAGGTAGAAATTGATCAGAAAAGATCTGGTGACTATTTGATATATGGTTGTAATCACATATTTGGTAAGACTGAGTATTCAGTAAAGTTATCGCTTGTTAAGATAACAAACTATAAAGGTAATACAAAGCTATGATGAGTCATTATGGTGATAACTTTCGCTGGTTCATGGGCGTAGTAATTAATAACCTAGATCCGCTTATGCTCGGAAGAACACAAGTTCGCATTTTTGGTATCCATAACTCGGCGCTAGATGCAATTCCTAATGCCAAACTGCCTTGGGCTACAGTGATGCAACCAACAACAAGCGGCGGTACTTCAGGTATCGGTGCGATGCCTATGCTTTTACCGGGTGCACAGGTTGTTGGGTTCTTTATGGACGGCGAAGGATCACAGCTTCCACTTATCATAGGCGTAGTTCCACATCTTGAAGTGCCGTCTGAACAACAGCTTGTCAAGGCGCAATCAGTCGAAATTGGTTATGGTGTTGGACAAGTCGATCCTGCTCTTGCACGGGCTGTGGGTACAGTAAACAACAGTATGGGTTCAAGCGCATCAACGACATCTACTACAGGTATTCCGGTATATCCGCCCGATATATCTCTTGCATGGATAGAACAGACGATCAGAAGTGAAGCAAACAAAGTAAGTATTGATCCAAATGTTGCGGTTAGATTATGGAAAGCCGAAGGCGGAGGTCAGTATCAGTCAGGTGTTACTACAGGCAATCAATTAAAAAGGAATGGTCGCGAAGCATCGTACGGCCCTTTTCAGTTGTATGTTGGTGGAGGTATGGGTAATGATTATGAGAGCGCTACCGGAAGAGATCTTGCGACTGACAATACGAAAGCCGGTGTTACTAAACAAGTAGAATTTGCATTGGCCCAGGCAAAACGTGGTGGATGGGGTCCATGGTATGGCCGCAAGCCTGCCGGGATTGCAGTGTGGGAAGGAATTAGAACCTAATGGTTTCGTTTAACAAAGTTAATAGTGTTTTATCTACATTTGACCAAAGACTTCCGCGTGATGGTTTGCTTGCTGCAGGCAACCAGGTTGTAGGAGAGTATAATGCTCAGCTCACATCAAAGCTTGGTGGGTCTCAAGGAGAAATACTAAACGGAATTCAAGCCCTGACTTCTGTCGCAGATTATCCAGGACAGTTTGGTGACAATGTATTTGGTACAGCAACAATAAAACTTACTGGTGGTGTAGACGGGTTTGCATCATCGCTTATAACTGACATTGCAAGTTTATTTTCGGGTGGTTCTGGTGGACATTCAGTATTTACTGACGTATTAAACACTGCTGCGGCATTGGCTGCAGTAACTCAGGGTAGTCCGGCTTCAGGATATTTGCAAAGTTATTTTGCTGGAAGTGGTGGAGAGTCTATTCAAAGGTTATTAGGTACTGCAACAGGTAAACCTATAAGCCAATTGCTTTCAGTAGTATCTACGGTGCAGGCTGCAGGGTCTGCAAAGTTTATTCAAAATGCTATGAAGCAAGCGTTGGGTGCGACACTTGGACCTGTTATTTCAGAATTTAATGTTCGGGCAAATCTTACTATTGGCACTGCGCTTGGCTCGACTCTACAAAACATTGTCGATGCGCTTGATACTCCGGTCGTACAGATTATATCAGGGCTTACACAAGGTAAACTAAAAACTGCACAACTCAACACAATTGCTCGCCTTATTGAGAATGGTAATTACACCGGAGCTATTGCGGCTGTCGCCGGAGTATCAACATTACCTATCGGAGAAATTGAATCTGGTATTAATGGGCTGAGTACTAAACTGTCTGATCGTGTTACGTATGGAAATGCTGTACTTACTCTGCCTAACTTTGATATTGGATCAAATGCACAAGGTTGGGATGGCGTTCGTACAAATACACCTAATTCTGATTATAACGCAACTCTTGGCAGTAGTAGCGGTAGTATTACTGGCGGCGGGTCTAGTAGTGGCGGCGGGTCCAGTAATTCAGAGCCTTATAACTTCACATACATTGCAGGTTCCGAAGAGCTTGAAGCCGAGATGAGATCATCTTCACGTGAGATAACCGAAGTTGTTATCCATTGGACTGCTACGTTTATGGATCAAGATATTGGTAGTGAAGAGGTACATCAGTGGCACCTGGCTAGAGGATTCAGCGGCTGCGGATACCATTATATTATTCGAAGAGACGGAAGACTTCAGCGTGGTAGACCTATAGGTAAGACTGGTGCACATGCAAAAGAAAATGGTCATAATAATAAATCGATTGGTATATCACTAGCGGGTGGATATACTTGTGTGTCCGGTACTTCGGGCTATCAGAATTTAGTAGGTAAAGAATCATTCACTACAGAACAGAACAAGGCGATGAATGAATTTTTGGCTACGTTCTATAAAGTATTCCCGGGTGGACAGGCATTTGGGCACAGTGATACCGATCCAGGTAATAAAATTGATCCTGGTTTCAGTGTTCCTAGTTATGTTACATCGGTATTTAATAAGAATAATATTACGACTGGTACGAGTGCACCTCTCACGGTAGCACAAATATCAACAGCACGGAGCACAGCTACAGTATGACAACAACAAATGATGAACTAGAAGACCGCATATTAGAAGGCGGGCAGTCGGCACAGAAGATCGGAGTATTTCCGAACGGTTTTCAAGATCCTGCTGGTGTGTATCCTCGTCAAGACTATTGGCATCAGTCTTCACTTAATAAAACATCACTCGGCACGAATCGTAATGATCTTACGACAAATGGCGGTATTCCCTCTTTGCAGACTGCAAAAAAAGTAAACTACGATTTGCAGTCAGAGATTCCTGAGATTGCAAATCAGGCCAAGATTGATACAAACAAGGCGGCATCAAGCTATCCGAACAACCAGGTTACCGAAACGCCGGGTGGTCATATCATTGAAATGGATGATACGCTTGGTAACGAAAGAATATTGATTAGACATAAGAGCGGTTCGGGTAT